GGTCATTGCCACGGCTACCACGCAAGCCGGTGTGTTGGAGGTGGCAGGGTGACTATCCAGCAGCGCGTCGAACGCAACTCCGGCGGATTAACGCCAACTGCTGAACGTAAATTAGCGACTAAAGATATGCTTTCCGCCGCTTATGCTGCCGAGCAGCAGATCGCGCTAACACACGGATCGGCACTGTACCCGCGACCAACGTACGAAAAGGCGAGCAACACAATCGCGATGAGCGACGTTGCCGACCCAGCGACCGATGTAGATGCTGCAACGCAGCTAATACACCCTCTCCGGCAGGCATACGCGGTTNACACAGTTGTCCCGCAGGACCAGCGGTATACTGATTTTGTCCGGGGCTTCAACCCCAATTTGGTTTGTACAAGGAAGGCCTGGAGGACGTTTGCGTTTCCTTCTGGAATTGGCAAATACAACACGGTAGAAAATCTTGGCCAGGATAGCGTTATTGATCCTGGCAATATTTGGTCTGTACGCTCGGGGCAGTTAATTTGCGACTTTACTTTGTCCGGCGATGTTTTTTTCCTGGCGATGGATCGTGGGGCGATCGGCAAGTTTGCCATACAGGTCGATGGTGCGATTATTACGCCCACTATTACAGGGGCAGCCATACTGCCGAGCCTGCCAGCATGGGTCGTGGTGGTTGATGATTCTCAGACGGGTGGCGCATTTATCAAATGTAAGTTCCCGTCATGGGGTACGCGGAGGATTAGACTCCTGCTCTCGGGACTAACGCCAGCCGAGCTATACACGCGCGCAACATCCACCATAACATTTAACAAGGCCAGCTTGCGCTGGCTGTCGTTTGGCGATTCGTTCGCCTCGGGGACAACATCTGATGCGAGTACGCCGTTTTTTGTCTCTGGGTTGCACGAGATCATGAACAGTTGCTTTGGGCTAGAACTTGATCATATCTCAAGCGGCGTGGGTGGAAGCGGGTTTTTTTCCGGGTTAAAACCTGGGGATGCTCTGACAGATGGGGCACCAGCATCTATTCGGCGGGTCTTGCTAACCTCTACACGAGGTCTTGACGCCGATCTGATTACGGTATTGGCCGGGAATAATGATGCCGGCCAGTCAGCGAATCCAGTATTCGCGTCGGAGGTATCTCAGTTCATCGACAACGCACGCGAGCTACACCCTAATGCGTTGATTGTGTTTTTTGGCGCCAACTCCTCGCCAGGAAACATTACGGCTGGAACAGACATTCTGATAGAAAACAAAATGGCGGAAATTTGCGCCTTGAAGGGTATTGTGCATATACCAATGCAAACCCGGAACCCAAAATTTTTGCGTGGCAGTGGGAAGCAGGGCGCTACAAATGGAACAGGAAACACCGACAGCATGACAGGGCCGGACGGAACGCACCCGACTGCCGTTGGGCACCAACTAACTGGAGAGTTCATGGCTCGCGAATTATATCGGGCTCNATCCCGTGTNTNGNNNCTGGTGCTACTGCGCTGGGGTTGACGAGTGAACAGTTGGATCAGTTGTTCGTGCTGGCGGCTACGCTGTGATTGTTGAACCGATCACCGAAGCGACGGCCATGGCGCATCTGCGCCTGGACGTTGACGATCCTGGACTCAGCCAGCTTCCGGGGGCGATTACTGCGGCGCGCCAGACGGTCGAGCAATACCTGAATGCCACGGTGGCCAATCGGTCGCTGACGTTGATGCTCGACGCATTCCCCGCCGGCGCAATACGGTTGCCAAACGGGCCTGTCACGGCCGTAACTGAGATCGCCTACATCGACACCGACGGAGCGGCGCAGACGGTAGCCGCGCACCGACTCGTGAGCTATCCGCTTTGCGACGTGCTGACGCCGGCATTCGGCGAGTCATGGCCAGCCACGCGCGACGTGCTCGGTGCGGTGACGATCACCTATACGGCCGGCATGATGTCAGGGTCTCCGCTCACGCTCGCCGACCAGGATATCGCCGCGGCAATCCTGCTCACGCTCGGAGACCTGTGGGAGAACCGCGAAGCGCAATTTGTCGGCGTTTCCGTGGAGGCGAACCGCACGGTATCTAGCCTGCTGCACCCACACCGCCGCGAGGTTGGCGTATGAGATCCGGCGACCTGGACAAAACAATCGAGCTGCAATCAGCCGTGACTGCGCAGGACGCTTTCGGTGAGCCGGTCGAGACGTGGTCGACGTTTGCCACTGTGGCCGCAAAGGTTACGCCGCAGCGCGGTAGCGAGCGATTCACTGCCGAGCAAGTCGTCGGCAAAGCCGTTGTGACGTTCAGGCTCCGCTACCGCACTGATCTAAGCGTACTCAACCGAATACGGTATAATAGCCGTGATTACGATATCCACGACGTGCGCGAGCTTGGGCGTCGTGAGGGCCTTGAGATTGATGCCAGCGCGAGGGCGGAATAATGGCGACACCGGTACGCGCACTCCGCATCAACGCAAATCGCGGCGGCGGGACTAGTAATACTGGCATCAGGCTGGAAGGCGACGTTGCGCTGTTCAATCTGCTGAATGAGCTTCCGGATCGATTGGCGAGAAATGCGCTACGCGGTGCGCCGAATGCCGCGGCACAAATGGTGCGCGACGAAATCCGCATTAACGCGCGCGCGCGGTTCCCAAACAGCCGTTTGTATCGGGCGATCAAGAACCGGCGCGCATCCTCTGAGGGCGACGACTCCCGCGCGTTTGTGTTCGTCGAACACGGATCCGGCTCGACTTACGATGCGTATTTCTGGCACTTTTTGGAATACGGCACGGTGAAAATGAGCGCCAAGCCGTTTGTACGGCCGGGCATCGACAACTCACGCGGCAAGGTCGGTGCCGTGATGGCGGACTACATCCGCAAGCGCTTTGACGCTGCGGCCAGGAAGGGGCAGGCGTGACGGCTGAGGCTGCGGTATTCAACCTGCTTTCGAATCACGCTGGCGTGTCCGGCTTGGTGGGGAGCCGCATTTACCCGGTGAAACTTCCGCAGGATCCGACCTACCCGGCGTTGACGTATTTCCGTGTCTCGGGGCTGCGGCATTCTGTGATGTGCAACGACACCGGCATTGTCGAGAAGCGCATCCAAATTTCGAGCTGGGCCGACTCTTACGCGGGCGTGAATGCATTGGCAGAACAGGTACGTGATGCCATGCAGCGCACCAGCGGCACGTTTGCCGGCGTGGAGATCATCGACACATTCATGGATGGCGACGGCCCGGAGATATGGGAGGATGAGGTGAGCGCTTATCAGGCGATCACGGATTGCAACGTGATTTATCGGGAGCAGGTATGAAATACAGAGTGCTGAAGCCGCACGGCGGCAAGATTGATGGCCAGAGCGGGATCCGACGCGAGGGAGAGGTCTACCCGATTGCAGACGAAGAGGCCGCTGTGCTGCTGAATTCGGGGCACATTGAGATTGTGCCGCAGCCGACCCACAAACCCAAGGTGACTAAAAATGGCGAAGACAATCCTGAGTGACGCGCTGATCGTCTTTGATGGCTATGCCATCCGGGAATCGGCCAACGCGGTCAGCATCGACTACGGCGCCGAAGAACTTGATGGCACCACGCTGGCGGATAACACGCGCATTATGGTTGGCGGCCTGCTCACTGCGGCAATGGGCGCTGAGGGATTCTTCGATGCGCCAAACCCGGACTCGGCATTTTTTGACCAGATGGGTCTGTCGGAGAAGGTCATTACCATCGCGCCAAAAACCGTCGAGGGCGGCATCGGGTATTCGCTGAATGCTCTTCTCGGCAGTTACAACCCCGGCGCGCCTGTCGGCGAGTTGCTGAAATATTCTATCTCGGCCGGCGCGCAGGATCGGCTGGTGCGAGGGACACTGCTCGCCAACAAGACCGGCATCATCACGAGCGGGTCAGGTACAGCATTTCAGGTTGGCGCGGCTACGGCCACGCAGACAATTTTTGCCGCGCTTCATGTGGTGGGCGCGACCGGAACAACGCCGACGCTGGACCTGATTGTTGAGAGTGACGACGCTGTGGGCATGACAACCCCGACCACACGTATCACGTTCGCCCAGGCGACTGGTGTTGGTTCGCAATTCAAGAAGCTGGCCGGACCCGTTACCGATTCCTGGTGGCGGGTGAAATATACTCTCGGCGGCGCGACCCCGAATTTCGGGTTTGTGGTGTTGGTGGGAATCCTTGAAAACAGGTGAGGTGATGTATGGCTAAAATGGTTTTGACAAATGCNTTCGTGTCTGTGGCGGGAACCGATATTTCCAGCTACGTGCGTACTGTTACGCT